ACACCACGCATTGTCTCTGGCCTGTCGGCTCCTTTGAGACTAATCATGGCCCCGTTGACCAGCTTAATCTGTAGATTATTGATGTGGGCACCACTAATCACAGGGTTTCCTAGCTCCAAGAGGGTCTGCCACATGATATCACGGGCCTGTCCCTGCGTGGGCGCAACGTAAAAAACTTGACCTTTGTCGGTCTGTAAAGCATTTATTATAAGCATCCATGCAGCGAGGCGTGACTTCCCTGTCCTTCGCCCTGCCGCTACTACCTTGAACCGTGTAGGATCAGAGTAGACTTCCTGCTGCCACGGCAACAGTTGTACATTTAAATCTGTCATAGGCTAAAGTTTAACCCGAGCAGCTACTCTGCCATAGACCATCAGTAAACGTATAACCATTCTGAAACGGTACGTAAGTCTCACACCACTCTGGAGAACCCGGAGTAAGTCCATCAGCATCAGTAGCTTCTGGCTCTACGTAGTCACGCTTAGGCCAAGGGACTCTTTTACTAAACAAAATATTACCTGTGTTTGTGTACTCTTGTTTAACATACAGAAAACCCGGAGCCACAAATACTTCTTCTCCGTTTTTTAATGTGTAGGTAGAACCATCTGGATAGTTAATAACAGTAGGTGTATCAGCAAATGCTGCAAAGCTAACAAGGCTAATTAACAAAGCAGCAATAGAAGTAATCACAAATACAAATGTTTTATCAGTCATGAATTTAATTCCCGTTAAAGTTTACGAATGTTGATGGAGCTTCTAACAAATCAAAAGTTACAACCACTTCCATGTTACCTGCTCCTCCTGTTGATGCTTTAATAATATCTCCGGGTTGTAATACAAATACAGCGTTACCATCAATCATTAAGTTTTCCTTAGACTGTACGTTAGTTCCGTTGTAGATGTACACATCAGGAGTAGGAGAAGGTTTATCTACGAACACAGTAACATCATTAGTAGCGTTATGTAGGTTAGCTACAAACAGCATGTTCCAATGTGCTACGTAACCATTAGGAACAGTAACAATAGTCTGTGTACTAGTGTCCGTAAGATTAATATTTTTAGTATATAACATTAATATGTCCACATAACAGGAAGAGATCCCCGTATGTCTAAATGAATAAAAGTACCAGCGACCCCTATGCCAGTAAAGCCGTGTTCTAAGGCAGCTTTTATTAACGAATACCGATGAGCAGAGTTAGTTATCTTTATGTCTGCTGCTATGCCTTGCGCGTGAGTCCCCGGTATCTCTTTTATAGCCTCTAACGGGTGGCTAGGGCTTCTATAGCCGCTGGTAATAACAAAAGGAAGACCACAATAATCCCTAAGTGCATCTAGTTTTTCTAGAAACTCAGGCTTCATATTGTTTTCTCCTGTTTCTTTACAGTCAAACTCTGTGATAGAGAAATACTTCATAGTCGCGTTTAGCTACGCTGTTTCTTAGTAGTTTTTTTCTTAGGCTTTGCTTCACTTAGGGTCTTTGCTGCCCTAGCTACGTCGTTGTTGTATGCACGTTCACAGTGATTAGAACCTATAAACACAAAGTCAATTGTTGTATTAAGCACAGACCACCCTTTATACTTACTCTTTAACCTGTGACTACGCCCTGATACAGACTCGTTAGCGTTGTCACCTAGCAGTATAGCTACGTTTATTAGTTGACTAGTAGCATCTCCTACTCTTACTACGTATCCTAGTACTTCATCTAATGCTTCGTCTATTTTACTCTGTGACATCAGTAGCCTCGCCCTCTATAGTCTCTGTTTCAGTCTCACTAGAAACAGTTGTAGTTCCTACTCCAGTAATATTAATTTGTATTGCGTTTCTGCCTGCATCTTTAATCACATCCTTCTCAAATGCAGCAACAGGAAGAATACGATCCATAACTAACTTCCATGCAGCAGCTTGATTCTTGTGATCTGGGTCTGTGGCAGCTTCAAAGATAGCATCCATAACAGCACGAGAACGAGGAGAGTTTAACATCCTTGCTTTGTACTCATTTATGATTGCTGCATCACCTTTAGGTCGTCCTACAGCCCCTCTACCCCCTTTTTTCTTAGAGGAAACAGAAGACTTTTTAGGGCGACCAACAGGATTACCTGAACTATTGTCGTTATCCATCTATATAGACTCTACCTTAATGGCTTTTTGGTTTGTTACTAATATAATCGTATTTATTAATACTAATTGTTTCTTGTTGTTATCATGTTGTTTGCTATATAGTCTATATTATACCATACTTTTTTTAATTTGTCAAGCTAAAATCAGAAAGAGAGGAATATTTACAGTTTTATAGGGAAAAATCTATAGATTTACAGTGCAGATTGTCTGTGTATTTACAGAACAGACTAGTTCTATATAACTTTTTGATATATAAGCACAAAGAACTAGAACTATTATGGCCTAATTTGACCTTTTATTGTGTCTGAGCAGCACCACCGCCGCGCAGACCTGCAAAATCCCCTCCCCCGTCCCTATGCAGATCCGCAAAACAAACAAACATGATTGTTTTTTATGTCGATCTCCACAGATTGGAAAGTATGGGGTTAGGTGGGTTCCGCATAGGCCCAACGCTACCGGCCAGCACAGAGCGATTCAGAGACTCTGACAAGGTAAACCCGAGTTTACTTTTCTGGAAAATACTTGAAAAAAGACTTGCAATTCTAAAAACAGGCATGCGATACTAGGCACATGGTAGTATTTTCTACTGTTAATAAAAGGTTACTTGTTATGTCAAATTCAAATCAAAATGCAAACCCATTCTTGGCTGTTGAAATGGCCGGTAAAGATGTCGCTATCGCCCAGCAGGACGCGGCACGATCAGTAATGACCGTCGCTATTGAAACGATCAAAAAGAACGTACACACCAAAGAGGACGCCAAAGCATTCCTAACAGGCTATGCAGATCAGATCGCCACAACGAATAAAGACAGCGTGAAGTCGCTCAAGTCTAGAATGGCACGTATCGTCAAGGTTCTAATCGTATCGGATGAAAAGCTTAACGAGTATCACAAGCTATCAAAGCCGGTTGATGGTCAAAAGCTTATCGCGAAGCTATCCAAGAAGTGTGACGGATTAAAGCCACTGTATGATGCGCTCGCCATTCCCAGCGCGGAACCAGTGACCGGCGAAGGCGACAGCGAATCTGAACCGACCGACGACAACAAAGAATCGCTAATCGAAATGACAATTGACTACATCAAACGCGCTCGGAAAAACGGCTATACCACCGATGAAATGATCGCCACGCTAACCGCTGAATTGGTAACAAATCAATGATCGATCCAAGCATTGCATGGCCCTTGATTATCGGGGGCCTTATCATAGTCTTTTATTTAGATATCACAGAAGAATAACGCCACAGCCCTGCATTAGCGGGGCTTTTTTTTGCCTGCTATTCCTGCCCCTGTATCGCTCTCTCAGCGACGCTATACCGACCCGCTACCCTAGCACCTATCTTTGCTTATCGTTCCCCACAGAGCCACACAGAGCCTCTCAGTTGACACATACCCTATGATCTGTCATACTATGTAAATGGTCGGGCAATAACGCTCGCTCATTACAAAAGTAAACTTGAGTTTACATTTAGGGAGAGAGACTAATGATTGTATTTAATTATCCAAGCAAGAAAGTGTTGAAAGAAAACATCGGTCAGCCTTTGCGTTACATCGAAACCAGTATGTTTGGTGAGGAGTACGTGAGGGATGGGCAGTTAACAGGTGCGAACAGACCCCACATTACTGGGCGTGGTCGTGAGTTCTTTGCCACTGTCACCATGCGTGATGGTAAAATAGCAGGGGTAAAGTGATGCGTACTAGTGCGAAAGACAAAAAGATACTGGCTCATTTGTTCTCTGATTTATTAGAAAGCTTAGGACATAAGATGACGCCGAGTGCCCAAGAAAGTATGGAAGAAAAAATAATCCTGCTCTGTACCTACTGTCATGTGAAACCAGAGACATTGACAGGGTATAGATATCACCATACTATAGATACTTGTACTTGTAGGGAGGAGGTGTATAAGAATGATGCCTAGTGTATCCAAAATGAGTGGTAAGTTAGCGGGTATTCCTGCTATCAATACCAACACAGCGACCAATGAGTACTGTGTCAAGCAGTACAAGAGTGGTGGAAAGGACAACATTTGCACGATGTGTTACAGCCAGCGGATTCTGAGTACCTATCGTAAGAATTGTCAACCATCATTCCAGCGGAATAGTGACATACTTTCTAGTGATAGAGAGGTTGACATTCCAAAAATCAATGCTGCATTCGTGCGGTTTCATGGGCATGGTGAGTTGATTAACGACACTCACTTCCTTAATCTGTGTGACATAGCAGAGAGTAACAGTCACTGCACGTTTGCACTGTGGACTAAGAGATTTGACATCGTGCGTCAGAACAGGCATCATGTACCAAGTAATATGATTCTTGTTTATAGTAATCCAAAGATTGATAGCGTGTTGCGTAAGCCACCTCGTGGTTTTCATCGCGTGTTCAACAACGTCACCAAGCAGTACCGTGGTGATGCTAACTGTACAGGGCAGAAGTGTATCGACTGTCAACTGTGCTATAAATTCGACACGACATCCGTCATCGTCGAGCATGTAAAGTAAACTCAGGTTTACAAAGGAGATAGAAATGTTAGGTGATATTATAGTAGAAACAACCATAGATTTAGAAGACTACCGTGATGATGTTCTGGAAGCGATGCAGCCCGATGACATTGAAGATGCGATGCACTATTTAGAGGAGTGGTGGGGGTTTACTGATGTTGATGTGTTGGGCTGTCTGCTTCAGGACATGGACAGTGATCTGCTCATTGAGAAGCTCAGTCAATGCCTTGATGTTAGTTCAGCGTTGACACTAGTTGAGAGGCTACATGAGTACACTATTAGCTTTAGTAAGCAACGTGAAAATACAAAGGATAACCATATCAAAGACTTGAAAGACAGGGTTGACAATCTGTTGGCCGTATGCAATCCTAGTGTAATCAAGGAAGCAGAGGAGTTGCATAATGATGTATGATCCAACCAGTGCAGCAGAGTTAAGTAAGTGGCGTCAGCGTATGCGAGACAATCGCGCTGAGAGTCTTAGAGATAGCCGTAGATACAAGAAGATGTGGGGTAAATCAGACCCAGTTGCCCACTTTATGGATGGTATGGCGGCTGGTTACAACGTGGCACTAGTCCACATAGACCAACTCGTCAGGTGTGCGGAAGCCAAGGAGATACTAGGCATGGAGGAGTTGTCATGAATGTAGAAAACGAAATGGTAGCGGCACTGTTGTTTGTGTCTGTGTTCACTTGTTCATTATTACTATGGGAGTATATGTCATGAGTATAGTTACATTCGATACCGAGTTACCTAAACATGCGGCACCGTGTGAACGTCCGTTACTTCAGGCGATGGTGCGCTACCTTGTACACAACTCAGGTCAGTACAGTGTGTCAGTGTGGGATGGCGAGGAGTACAGTATCAAGAAGTCAACCAACGGTACTGACATACTCAATGCTATGTCACATGCAGAAGATGACCACATAGAAATCTATGACAGGGACAGTGGTAAGGACATGGGTTGGTTCTGGTTGATATACAACAACGGGTCAGAGCAGGAACCAATGGTGGTCATCAGTGACTACTCTGTCACACCAACGTGTGAGTTTATCTATGGGTTGTTGAACCGAGACTTTGGAGGTGTTGAGATATGAGCGCAGGTATGACACAGCTAGAGGTAGCTAAGGAGTTGGGGGTGTCACGTCAACTGGTGGCACAGATAGAACACAAGGCACTGTGGAAACTAAGGAAAACAGGTAAACTAAACAAGTTTCTTACGCTGCTTGAAGCACCTATTGAGGAGTATTATGGGGAAGATAGTCGTATTATTACCAGATATAGTGGTAGCAGATTCTGAAATGTGTGGTACAATAAACTATATAGATACTAAGTACTACTAATTATTATTAATACTATTAGTAATACATATTACTTACTACATAGAGGGTTACGTATGGAACAGGAGCATGAGCTAAGTCAGATGATTGACGAGCTAGTTGAACGAGACATGGCATCAGTGACTATGTTTGAGGCATTGTCTTACGTGGCTAGTCTACTTAAGATGGAGTACACTAAGCTATCTTCTGATGAGATAATCAATAAGTATAGTTCTATTAGAGGGGAGTTACACTGATGGCATTCGTTAAACTACACCAGCAATGTGATGACTGTGGGTCTAGTGATGCACTGTCTATGAATGAGGACGGATCTAGTTACTGTTTCTCTTGTGCTAAGTTTACCCCCTCAGAGTCCACAGGAGCCACTGTGAGCCACATAAAGGAGAAGGTGGTAGTAGGACAAGGGTTCGACAAAGCGTCCTTCACAGAGCCATACAAGGGCTATCTCGACAGGGGTCTAACAGCTACTACAATGGCGGCATACTCCGCACAGCAGAAGGCAGGTAACGTACTGTTCGGTTATCACAATCCACAGGGTGAGCTAGTAGCAGTGAAGACTAGGTATCCTGACAAGCAGTTTAAGATAGCAGGTGATTGGAAGAAGGCAGGGTTGTATGGTCAACACATCTTCCCTACTGGTGGTCAGTACATAACCGTAGTGGAAGGAGAGTTCGATGCACTCGCAGCATATCAAATGTTTGGTGGTAAATACCCTGTTGTTTCTATTCGCAATGGCGCTAAAGGGGCTGCTGCTGATTGTCGCAGGGCTTACGACTTTCTCGACCAGTACGATCATATTATCTTTTGCTTTGACAACGACGATCATGGACGGTCTGCTGCGTTAGAGTGTGCTGACATCTTTGGTGGTAAGGCTAGGATCTATCATCATGGTGAGCATAAGGATGCGTGTGACTACCTAGTCAACAGTGACAAGGATGAGTTTGTTAAGCGGTGGTGGGCGGCTAAGACGTATACACCTGATGGTATGGTGATGCTGGGGTCACTGCGTGAGACACTGAAGAAGCCGTTGGAGGAGGCAGAGGTACGCTATCCATACAAGGGGCTAGATGACATGACGTTTGGTGTTAGACCTACTGAGCTAGTCACTATCTGTGCTGGCTCTGGTCTAGGTAAGTCTACGTTCATGCGTGAGCTAGTGTTCTCAATACTAGGACAGACCAATGACAGGGTAGGACTAGCGTTCCTTGAAGAGACACCAGACAGGACAGCGCGTGGTCTAGTAGGACTACAGATCAACAAACCTATACACCTACCCGGCTGTGACTACTCACCATCAGAGGTAGATCAGGTGTTCGACAGCCTTGACCTTGATGATCGTGTTGTGTTGTGGGATACGTTTGGTTCTAACAAGATAGAGAATGTACTGGCACGATTCAGATACCAGATCAAGGTGCTGGGTGTGAAGTACATTGTGCTAGATCACATATCAATACTAGTATCAGACCAAGACAATGGTGATGAGCGACGTGCCATCGATGAGATCATGACCAAGCTACGCATGTTCTGTCAGGAGATGGTGGTGTCTATGTTTGTTGTGTCACACCTCAAGCGACCTGAAGGTAAGGGACATGAGGACGGTGCATACACTAGCCTTGGTCAGCTACGTGGTAGTGCTGCCATTGCACAACTATCTGATATCGTGATAGGATTAGAACGTAATGCACAGGCAGAGGATGAGATGGTGCGTAACACAACCAATGTGCGTGTGTTGAAGAACAGGTTCAGTGGCATGACAGGCCCAGCTACTGCGCTGATGTATAACAAAGACACTGGTAGGTTAACGGAGGTAATGGGGTGAGGTGTAAAGCCTGTGACAAGATCATGAGTAACTATGAACTGACCAAGAAGTTTGATGGTAGTGGTGAGTTTGTAGACTTATGTAATGAGTGTAGTAGGTTCCTTGCTGACGACGACATAACGACAGTGGGTAACGTAGACTACGCTGACCTGTATGACTTAGAGGAGATACGAGATGTCGAAGATGAGCCGCTGGATTACTACCCAGTACCAGACACAGGAGATGCAGACGAATGGTCATGAACTTACAGATGAACAAAGACTTGATCTGTCCTACTACGAATATAGTCTATCTGGATATCGAAGCGAACGGATTGAATCCGACAGAGATACACTGTGCCGTGACGAAGAGGTCAAACGAAGCAGCCTTGACGCACTTATCTAGCAGGAGTTTAGCGCATGAGTTACAAAAAGGTGGGCAGGTATGTGGACATAATCTTATTGGTTACGATCTTCCTGTTATGCTTAAACTGTGGGGCATCAATGTACATAGAGATAGAGTCATCGATACTCTCGTGATGTCACGTCTGTTTCGTCCTGACCTTGACGGTGGTCACAGCCTAGCTGCATGGGGTCAACGCCTTGGGTTTGCTAAGGGTGACCATGATGAGTGGGACGTACTGTCTGATGAGATGATTGAGTACTGTAAGCGTGACGTTGATGTGACTGAGAAGTTATACAACAAGCTAGTAGAACAGATGCAGATGCTTAAGTTTAGTAAGCATTGTGTTGACCTTGAACACAGCACTGCATTCATATGTAAAGATCAGGAAGACAATGGGTTTCAATTCAAGAAGCAGGATGCTGTTGCTCTGTACTCAGAGTTAACTACCCGTATGGACAGAATAGAAAGAGACTTACAACAAGTGTTCCCACCCATAGTAGAGGAGAGGTACAGTGATAAAACACAGAAGAGACTCAAGGACAAAGTTACGGTATTCAACGTCGGTAGTAGACAACAAATTGCAGAGCGGCTTACTAGCAAGGGCGCTGTGTGGAAGGAACTCACTCCGTCAGGACAACCAAAGGTCGATGAGTCAACCCTCAAGAAGCAGACAGACATTCCCGAAGCAAAGATTATTCTCCGTTACCTTCTCTGCCAGAAACGCGCCTCTCATGTGGACTCGTGGATTAAAGCAGTGGGCGAGGACTCACGCATACATGGACGGGTCAGACACATCGGCGCTGTCACAGGCAGGATGGCACACTCCTCTCCAAACTTGGCTCAGATACCTAGTGTAAGGGCTGAGTATGGTAAGCAATGCCGTGAGTTATTTACAGTACCTGAAGGTCATGTTCTTGTGGGCGCTGATGCTAGTGGGCTTGAGCTACGTATGCTTGCACACTACATGGATAGTCCTAACTACACGAAGGAAATATTAGAAGGTGATATTCATACACTGAACCAAGAACTGGCTGGTCTTCAGACTAGAGATCAAGCTAAGACATTCATCTATGCGTTCTTGTACGGGGCAGGTAATGCCAAGATAGGTGAGATCGTAGGAGGTGGTGTTAATACAGGCAAAAGAATAAAAAACAAATTCTTAGACAGAGTAGGATCTCTCGCTAAACTAAGAAAAACTGTACTTAAAGATGCTGAGTCTGGTTCTCTTGTTGGTCTAGATGGTAGACGGATAACTGTACGCTCACCACACGCTGCACTGAACACACTGCTACAGGGTGCTGGTGCTATAGTTATGAAGCAAGCAATCGTTATCCTGTATGATCTGTTGGACAACGTAGACTTCAAGCTAGTGGCTCAGGTACACGATGAGTGGCAGATAGAATGTAAACCAGAAGACGCAGACTTTATCGGTAAGTCCTGTGTTAACG